AGCACAAAAGAAGACAATTGTTTGTTTTTGTTTACCCCCCGCAGAGCGGTTTCTGGCAGTTTAACAGGTCGTGCGATAGACCATCCGAGCAGCTGTTCATCGGATCTGGAAGGTTGGGATGTCGAGCATTCAACCAGACAGCGATGCAGTCATGATTGGAAGGAGCGTGAGAGGTGCGACCACCCGGAAGCAAAGCCCAGGCTTACGATACATCACTCATACTCATACAAATCATGATGAGCATCAAACATGAAAGGAAGGCAGCACTCCGCGATCCAGGAGAGGCTAGCAGAAGACATCATCGCGGCGCCGGACGCGATGGAACGGAAAACCACCCGCCAACTGTTTCGGGTGGTGGTGACAAAGGGAGCGGCCGTTTTTCAGGATAAGATTTTTCTTCTTTTCCATCAACAAGAACGGGCGCAAATGTTCGAACATACTCAGCAAACCCAGTGTCAGTGAAAATCTCAGCACAAATAGTGCTGAAACCTTTTTCAATGGCTTTGGTCACGAGCACGTCGCGCACCTGTGCCGAATACAGGACAGAGGCCTTCATCAGAATGAACCGATGGTCCACGCCTACGACGGCATTGTGGACAACGACATGAACGAGTTTCGACACACCTATAAATCCATTAGCATTGCCGGCCGGAAAAGGCGATGCTATGGGCAAAGTCAGAAAGTCGGGCTCACGAATTACTGAAATATGATACCCCTGAATGGTTGGAACAACAGATGCAGTGATGGCACTAAACAGTGGCAACACAGTGGCATACGTGCCCAACAAGACCTGGGTTACACGAACTCTTCCATGCAAGATAAGCGTGGATGACCATGTTGGTGTGGTAGTCGGCGGGTTTACAAACTCAGGATTTGCCCAGGCATAGTCAAGGGAGCCGAACACATCCGAAGAGAACGTAGCGTTCAGGACGGTTATGGCGGCGGCTATGGTGGAGGCAGTGATCGTGGCTGTACCAGTCATTCCCACAATGATTCTGATACCATATATGCCACAGGGCAAAAACATGGAACCAGAAGCAGGATTCAACAATCGGGGGTTGTAGCAAATTTCATAGGCACCAGAAGAAGTGGTCTGAGGGTACCCAATAGAGTTGGCGAACGCATGCAAGATGGGATTAAACCCAGCGACAGGCATGTTCTCGAACGCCGTTCCAGAAACGATTTTTGCTGAAACAACCAACCTGTCCAAATCGGAATGTTGTGTATCACGAAATTGGACATCGAGTTCAATTAAAAACTGGCCAAGGGCAAGAGCGGTGGTAGGAATTCCAGCTCCATTAAGGATTGCTACAGTGCCTGCAGAATACAAGCGAGGATCACCAGAAGGCGCGACCGGCCGGGAGGCGGTAAGGGTGATCAATTCTGCATCCGTGAAGAGCCATTCTTTATTCACGGTCATGGTACCAGAAAAGGCACCATTCCAGAGAGTGTGGAATTTGGTGCCTTTATGATTGTCAAGAACAGACTGACTGACAACGGCATTGCCACCAGTTGGCAATATGTCGGTGGTGTCAGCATCAGACATCACGGCGATGGAACCATTGATGGTGCTGCCCACTTCTGGAATGAAGTGGTAGCGCGCACTCATGATTCTAAATCGTTCGTGATTTCCAAAATCATCCCCGATGCTCTCACCAACTGTCACACTCTTGTCAATAGGCCAGGAGGCAACAACACCACCGACAACATAAGCCGATGAGGAGGTTGGTCCTGCTGGAGCCACATGACCGAGGGTGAAAGCAGTCTTAACACCACGCCCTGAGGCATGGGTGTAAGGTTTATAGTATGGAGCAACAGTAGAGACTGTGTTCTGGACAGGAGCGACAAGAGAGGCTTCAACAACCTTTTCCTGCCGCGGCTTTGGTTTGCGCTGCTTGGCAACGGACTTTGTCTTTGGTCCAGCACTACGCTTTGGCTGAGACTTGGACTTCTGCCGCTTACTCACATCATCTGAGTTAGTGGCAGATCCGTTGTTGCCGTTCAACTGGGGTGTAGGCAGGGCGTCAGGCTCAGATTTTTGAGCCATGACACCTGGGGCATCACTCACGACTGGATCGTGATGGTACCTGGTACGCTCACCCTGTAGGAAAACAGGGTGGACACCAGGGACACGACGACCAGCAACGAAAGCGTGATCAAGCTTAGCAGGCTTGTGCTTGATATCCAATGAGTACGGTTCTGGTAAAGGACCAGTGTACCCAGAAGGACCAAACATGCCCTTTACCCACATGCCAGCGGAAACAAAAGCAGCCTTGGCCTTCGCAAAACCTTCAACCTTCGCAATAGAGGAGAAGGCCTCACGGGCCAGAACAAAATCGGCAGCGCGACGCAACTTGGGATTTGCGAAGCGGTACGCCCAGTCATGCCGACGAGCAGCAGCATCGAGAGCGTCAACAGGCCGTGTGGAAAAGTCAGACACGCCCAATTTTGGGCCACCAGTATGTCCTGGTCCAACATATTTCCCATGCAATGCGAAATCCGGCGAAAAACGCTGGAAGTCGACATCGTCCTTGCCAGTAGTGCTGCCATTGTCACCATTAAGAGTAGTGCAATGGTCAGCACCAGGCACTTTGCCACCGTAAAAGGCTTTGGTGGCAGAGGTAGCTTCAGAATCCACATGGATCTTTCGGCCGACACAAATTTCATAAGGAAACAACGAATATAATTCATTGCTGCAATAGATACATGGGCCAGGGCCGACTGCGATCTCCACGTGAAAGGAGAATGCGGCAAGACGAAGAGTTGTCCAGACGTCAGTAACACCTTGATGAGGGAGGAAAAGCCAATGTGCAAAGTGGGACAGCTCGTCCACAGCCTGATCGATTTTGGGTTCACAGGCTGTGAACTTCACTATACCACAGTCAACATCGGTCTCATCGGCACCCTCAGCGGAGCCAGTGAAATTGGCAAAGCCGCCGTCATAGTCAACAAAAAGTTCAACTTCAGAAAGATTATTCCTACGACACCACTTCGGTATGAACTTCTCGAACGCGAAGGTAATGAACATGTAAGGCTCAAAATCGTCCTCTTCAATCCACGCCCGGAGTTCTTCCAGTGGTAGAGAGGGACAAGGTGGGTAGGGGTTAGAAAGAGCTTCGGGCCACGAAGACTCCATCATGCGTGCCACAAGGGAACGCGAGGAAGAAGACATGATAGAGAAACAAAATGTGCGAATTAATATGTTAACTAGCACTTGATGTGGCGGTAACCGCCGCCACGGGCCCTAAGACAAGAAAAGATCGGAGAAGAACCAGACGCCGTGTGTGGGGTTGTACGGGCCAGAAAACGTACCGGATCGCACCCGAAAAGGCACAATCCTCAGTCCACACCTTCTCACCAGACTGCCCAATGACAGCTAGCACAATTCGAAAAAGGTGCCGCGTTCATGCAGATGCCTACAACTGCTTCTCCACGGGCACGGGTCTTTAAACCGGCACACATGGTCGAGAGGCCAAGGTTCATCGGATGGTCCAGAAGATTTCTCCGAAATCACAAATTCGTGCACTCAACATACGGCAGTCAGCCGTTTCCGGACTTGTGACCGGCATGCCTCGACATGGTTGTTTTACACCTCGAAAGGCGTGCACGAAAGAAAGGACTACTCATTGCCATACAGCCCACGGACATGCCAAATGTCCTTGGAAACCGCAGGTCGAATGCCGGCATTGGAAGCAGCCGACAAAGAGAGTCCAACATGTGAAAGACGTGAATGAAGAGCATCACCCGACAACACAACAAGGTTGGCAGTGTCGATGGGGATGGTGGGGCGAACTACGGCCTGAGGATGTAGAACAGCAGCCCGATCAATGGGTTGAACGGGCAAAGTAAGCCAGTGTTGGTAGCTGCCTACAACAGGGTCGTCGGCAACCACAGCAGGGGCCAGGACATTGGCAAGAGGGCCAATTTCATCATGCTGTTTCTTCTCATCAACTTCATCAGTCGGATCCACTGAACGGGGAACGGTCACATTTGCAGGGACCCTATTTCTCCTCAACCAAGCCTGTTGGGCTTTCAGTGGGTGGATGACGGTGTGGTTAGTTCCGTCAGGCCGGTGGACGACGACTTCATCAGAAGCAATCCAGTTGCCATTGACATCTTCCACACCATACTCGGCAGTGCCATCACGGCGACAGCCAGGTAACATAGGTGGGAAGTTGACGGCAAAAGGAAGGGAAGGGACTGTAGCAACAGCCCTGGCAAAATCCTCTTCGTCAGCACGTGTAAGGCCATAGAGATGCATGAATATCATATATGTCGCATCAGAAGGCCGAATACGTTTATGAGTGTCATGGGACAAAATGTAACGCACCGTGTGTGCTTCACAAGTTGCGGTGAGCTCGAGTGTCCTGGCATTCAAGATTCTCAGAAAAGGCAAACCGACATAGACGCGACATCTGCCAATCGCATCACCACGCACCAAATAGACAAGGGCACACCCGCAGGTGGCCGCGTGAACCATCCATACTTGCTCCAAGCACGACAAATGTTCGGAGCTAAAACATGGACAGCAGTGCCATCTTCCAGTTCCACTGGATAACAGTGGCATGAAAGGAAGTCAGCATCATAGAACCGGAAAGGACCAGTGGCAAGATTGTACTTGGGCACTAGACCAAGACGCCGCAAAATGGAAGGCACACCCGACACATCCCACAGACGTGAGACGTACGTGAGGCCATCATCCCCCAAGCCAGCCTGATAACAGCCAGCAACAAACTGGGCAGCAGTGAGACCTGCTGACCGGCAAATGGCGAAGGCTTCAGTGAGATTGCGGTGCAAAGTATTCCCATCTGAAGTCTGAGGATCGCCACTGTCACGGGTGCCAAGAACAGTGTATTGGATGCCAAATTTGGCTCTTCCGCGTTTGCGGATACCTTTGTTCATGACCTTCGTGACAAGGGGTGGAGCACCGGTAAGAGCGACAAGAACACTTTCAAACTTGAGAGCAAGTTCATGGAAGGTGGTGTCGAACATCTTAGCATCCGTGTGCATCACATTTGGCTCACCCATACTATCAAACACTGACCGCAGGTGAGTTGCGTATTCCACTGCATCGGTGATCCCTGTGGCAATGGTCATGCCACGCATTTTGCGCCAATTCCAGCAGTCGTTTGCCAGAAAACTGTGCATTTGATACACATGTGGAGCAAGGATCACATTACGTTCAGTGGTTGCTGAACTGATGTTGCGAGGTTTAAACTCATCGCCATCATCAAAGCGGGACTTAAGCTGAGACTCAACCTTTGTGAAGTTTTTCCGGTAACACAAAGTATATTGGTGATACCAGTCAGCTGCAACACGCTTGTAATAGAGCTCATGGAGCTCTCGTTGCCAAGTTGGAAACCGTGCATTCCACTTGTCGAAACTAGCAGATCTCTGCTGTTTCCACCCGGGGAGGAGCACGTCAATGTTATCAAGGACCCAGTTCTCATACTCATACCACAAAACTTCATCAAAGCTGTCATCAGACGGAGCAGTGATCTCGTCGTCATCGTCACGACGTTTTTTGTGGTATGGCTGAGGTTTCAACTGACGCTCGATAAGCGCAGACATCATCGAATGTGCACTGGACTCAGCACAGATGGGGGCGGCTAACGTCGAAACGATGCCGCCCGCAACCACACAAGAGCTATCAGTGCGCAAATGAGGATCAGGCACAGAAATTTCCGCAGTCTCATCAATCGGCATGTCTAAAAGATCAGCCACCGATGTAGTGGGAGGTGTGCCAGGAAACAATGTGCGCTCAAGTGGAGCAACTTGAGTGCCATTAGGTGGGTCAGGAATCGGATAGCCAGCAAGGAGGCGGCGTGCACGAATGCGACGCAAACGCCACTTGAGGATACCAAAAACCGCCAAGGCGGCTACGGGCGCGGAAACAGCACCAACAGCAGTTAGTGCCATACCACCAGAAAACCCGACAGCATGCGCTATGAGCGCAGAAGTTGCTGAAGATGCCAAAGACATGGCAACAGCCGCAGCAATCTTCACACGACTCCAGACAGTCTGAAACCGAAACTGGAGAGCATTCGAATGCACCGGCAAGAGGTGCTCAACTGGCTCAACAGTCGCGTGAAGAACAGCAATTTCAGTAGAGACATCCTGCACATACGCAAGCGCAGTGGCAAGAAAGGCACAATTAGCAATCAGGGCCGAGGGAATGTTCAACCGCTGTGCTAGATGCTTGGCATGCTGATTAGCCAATTGAAAAGTGCCAGGAACGCGCTCTTTGCCGGAAACGTAAGTACGTACATCGGAACACAAGCTCTTTGGAGCAAGATAGAACGCGGACTGTCCATGACGGTAGAGAAACACACTGCTGCCGACACTATGCAAAGTGACATCGGGAACAGAAAGCAACTCTCCGGCTACAGTAACAGCAGGCTCTGCGGAATGCAACGGCCCTACAAGAAGGCGCCCATAATAGGTGCTATCAAGAAGGCTGTGGCCCAGAGGCCTTGCTGCCACATGGGAATCAGGGAAAACACGGGATGATACCGTGAAATCGAAGATGGAGTGATCGGCAGTTTCATCGATCTTCTCCCAGACAAGAGTCTGCCCATTGATGGTCAGGTGGCCCTTAGCAAGCCACGCCATCGACGAATGTCGATAAGGTGTCACATTCCCGTTGACATACATGACAACGGTCGATGGTGTTTCCAGATGATATCTAGCTTCGCCATCACCATAGGTGCCGTAAGCGTCCTGAAATTCATGGACGACAGCAATGAGCCTATGGGAAGTCGCACGCTTGCAAAATTCCATGATCTGCTCCGGACTAAGATAGTACAAGCTGTCTATGGAAATGTAGGCATACGGAGTGACACAGTCACAAGCCTGGGCAGTATGGGTGCACCAGGATGAGGCTCCGGTACCGTGACGCAAATTTCGCATAATGTCACGGGCATCCAGCACAGGGCAGCACGAATGAACGTACTTGCGGTTGTACCGGTTGTGGCGAGTAGGAGAACCACCAATGTCAACTATGCATTCATTGACATCTGCAAGGGTAGTATCCAAACGACCTCGAGCCACAAGGCGTTGTAAGTGTCCAAAAACCTGAAATTCCGCATACTCGCGATCAAGATTGAGTCGGGGGTGTTGATGGGAACTGCACTGAAAAATGCGCTCAGTGAAGCAGGTGCATTTTCGCTCGGCGGAGTAGCAAGCATGACATGTGTCATACTCACCCCACCTAGCACGGGGAACGAAAATGATGTGGGGCAGTTTCTTGGCAAAATAAGCCAAGTCCTTGTCACGCAACCAGTGGCTATGTTCGAAGGTCTGCTTGCCTTGATACATGCCATCGGAACGTTCAGAATATTGATTTTCTAGAACGGCGCGATTATGCCTCTCCACAATACGGTTGGACACATCAATGAGTGTCTCCTCAACATCAGGAACCAGGGGCTCAACTGAATGAGGTGGAGGTGCCGCTTTTTCGGATTGCGGCACCTGGCCCGGTGCTACCGGGCCAGGTTTTTTGTCAGGGGGCTTGCGAATTTGCCGCCCCACGAAAACGAACGAAAGAACGAAAGAAAAGAAAGAAAAGGAAATGTACCTAAACAAAATGTGCGTAATTCGGT